AATACCGTAAATTACGAATACGTAGATACTGGTTCAACACCAGGAACTGGCAACCCAAGAGCAGTCTAACATTTTATTAAATACTTTTATGGCAACACTCACAGTACCAAACTACAGTAGCATTACAGGACCATTTACCCTCAATCTCACAGATTGTATTGGGGATTCAATGGACTACATCAATTATAATACAAATTATTTTACTTGTACTCTTAATGCTCTTTCTTCAACAGTTGTCAACCTTACAAGAGGTACAAATGGTCCGACAGTATTCAACACAGACATAATTGTTGGACCTATTGGATCAGTAGATTTTAATCCAAACAATCCTAAAACAACTTACAGACTTCTTTTCTCTAATGTTGGTAATAATACTGATAGCTGTTACATCTATCGTACAAATACATTCCCCGATGTAGCTGAACTTCGTGTTAACGTTGGTGACAATCAAGGACCTTATGTTCCTCTAAGTGCAAATCCACAGCCGGCTGATTACTTTGTAGTTGGTAACTTTGGAGCTGTTAATGGTGGTAACCCTGATTGGCAATTCAATGCTGGTAGTTACTGGCAGGATTGGTTCAGAGTTGGCTATAATATGTCAACTTTCCGTGGTGCTATTTCAGCTAATGGTGGTATCTTCGGTCCAGTAAACGGAGTTTCCATCGACAACAGTGTATTTGGTCCTTCCTTAGGTCGTGGAGCAGCTAGTTTACAAAATCTTGGTGCTAGAACAGCATTTGGTAAAGACGGTGCAGGAATGCATTGGTTTGAAACTGCTGATAATGCAAATGAAGGTGTAAACTCAGGAGTACAACAAGGAAATCACGGCTTAGGTTATGGTTTCCACTCAAATGTTAAAACAGTCGATGCTCACTACTGGTTACTATCAGGACAATATGGAATGACCCTAACTATTCCAAATAGTGCTACATCTAAATTAACAGTAAACGGAGAACTAAGAGCAAATAACTTCTATGGTTCAAATCAAGCAAACGTACGTCTGTCGTTTGATTCTGGTTCCCCAATAATGCGTACAAATTTCAAAGCAGCAACAGTAGTATATCTACATCCTTACAGAGGAAATGTCGTTTCTCTTTGGAGTTCACAATACGACTGTTGGAGAGATTATGCAATCGATAGTGGAATATCTCTCTCACTTGCTTCATTACAAGCAAATACAAACTACGACTTGTATGTATATTGGAATGGTACTTCCCTTGCATTAAACCCTGTAGCATGGTCAGATAGTGCTGCTGGTGGTTCAGCTCCAGTTAAATCTTATAAGCACGGAACTGCTCTGAATCCTTCAGACCTAAGTCAGCGTTATGTAGGTTGCTTACGTACAGTAGCTGCTGGTCAGTCTGAGTTCTCTATCAGTGGAAAAGCTGATGGTGGTTATGGACCAAAGGTTTATCTCTGGAATGCTCAAAATCGTCTTCCAATATCAGTTGCGTCATTTGATACTGGTACATGGTCAGTAGGTCAGTCAACAGCTTGGATAAGAATGAACAACGGAGATGCAACAGGAGGTTATAACAATCGCTTGTCATTCATTTGTGGTGATTATACTCAAGTTAACATGAGAGCAAATCAACACGTACAGCCTTGGACAAATATTTGGAATGGTCGCTGGGTTGCTCCATATATGGCATTGGCTGTTAATAATGATTGTTCAGATGGAGGATTACATCTTGCAGACAATTGCTTAACTGGAGAAGTCATCGAAGGTGATGGAGACAGTAGAACCGACCTAATTCAATCATTCGCTGGAGGTTATAACTTCATTCAGATTGTAAATCTATATGTTGTTTCTAGTGCTGGAGCTGCTATCGGATTGACAGATGCAGGTCACGGTGGACAACAACACACAGGGTTTGTTGCAACAATAGAAGCCTAAGCGTAAGTTAAAAACAGATCCCATTCAGGAATATTATAATTGTTCCTGATGTAGAATGTGATAGGAAGCTGCCTTGGAACAGAAGGTGGTTTAATAAGCTGTAAACCTGCTTCTTCAGGTGTTCTATTAGCTTTCTTAGCATTCACTGACTTGTGAGATAAAACGCAATTGGTCCAAGTAGTTTTGCCTCCTCTGCTCTTCGGAAGGATATGATCAATGTTGCCTTCATTATTTGAAAGCTTCTTGCCAGTATACTGACAGATCCCTCCATCTCTTGTCCAGATTCCTTTCATAGTGAACTTAGGAATCTTCATTGGAACTCTATTGAAGTTACAAAGGATAATAACAGTAGGGATCTTTATTCTTCCGTTGATTGTACTAACACACTTTGCATTAGTATCATCTGGAAGCTTAATCCAATCGTCCCACTTATAAGGAACCATTTGATCGTTACCAAGTATATCTAGTCCAGTAGCAGTACCAGTGTACATCATTGATAAAGCCTGAGCTGCACTATGAGCGTGAACAGCTTGCCAACTTCGATTTAAGACCAGTACAGTTTCCCTATTGAGGTTCTGCATATAAAGATTGTGTTATGCTTCGCAATTGCTACAAGTAAGGATACTTCTAGCTAGTTCTTGAGCTGGATTTGCACTTCTCTGATAGTATAGAGACTTAATACCTTGTTCCCAAGCAAAGATCATAAGTTCATTTACATCCTTTGGCTTTGTGCCAGGAGGAATCATAAGGTTCAATGATTGACCTTGATCAATATACTTCTGACGAGAGGCAGCTTGAATAATAATCTCCTTCTGACTAATCTCTCCGAATGTCTTGAATACGTCTTTTTCATGTTGGCTTAAGAAATCTAGATGTTGAACTGATCCGCCTTTCTTTAGTACTGACATCCATGTCTCTTCATCATGCTTTCCTTTTTCCTTCAGAAGAGCTTTGAGATATGAGTTCTTGAATGTAAACTTGCCCTTTGCTAGATCCTTTACATAATAGTTAGAATTCTGAGGCTCAATAGATGGAGACACTTGACCAAGAATAAAGGAAGAAGATGTAGTTGGAGCAACTGCGAGTGTAGTAGCGTTTCTACGCCCATATCCTTCCAATAACGGCGGTTCTCCATATTTGGTGGCAAGCTCCCCAGTAGCCTTATCAGACTTGTCTCTAATAGTCTTCCAAATGAGATTATTAAGAAGCTTAGCTTCCATAGACTCAAACGCAATCATCTTAGATTGTAGAAGAGAATGCCAGCCAAGTACTCCAAGTCCTAGAGCTCTCTGATTGATAGCAAAGTTTCTAGGAGCATCCATGAACTTCATTCCCTCGGTCTTAACAATAAACTCTGACATTACAGCGTCTAGGAAGTATATAAGAGTCTCTACTGCGTCTGTATCCTTCCACTCTTCCCAACGCTCTAAGTTCATAGAAGACAAATCACACACAAACGATTCATCCTTATTGTTTGAAAGCATAATCTCAGAACAAAGATTAGAGTTGTTGATCTTCATCTTCTTATCTTTATAGACTTGAGGAGCTTGATTGTTAGCGTTATCAGTAAAGAAGATATAAGGATAGCCAGACTCAAAACGCTTCTTGATTACAAGGCCCCAGATCCTACGCTTCTCTTTATCTCCTTCTAGCATTGACTTCATCCATTCGTCTGATACACAAACACCAATTGATAGATCCTGAATAGTGTTACCTTCTCCACGGATCTGAAGGAATTCTTCTATATCTCCGTGATCGATAGGAAGATACGCTGCAAATGATCCTCGCCTCACATTGCCTTGTGAGATCACATTCATCAGTCTGTCAAAGAGTTCCATGAAGTGAACAGAGCCAGTAGACTCTCCTCCATCAGTGATAGGAGATCCACGATGTCTAACGGCTCCAAAGTAAGCAGAAGTACCTCCACCGGTCTTTGTCATCATTCCAACCTCTGCCACCTTTTCCATGATTGATTCCATATGATCATCTACATAGGAACCAAAGCAAGAAATAGGTAATCCTCTCTTACGACCAAAGTTAGACCAGATAGGAGAAGCAAGAGAATAGAATCCTCTATGCATATAGTTCTCAAACTTATCAGCAAAGCCTTTAAGCTTCAGAGACTTCTCAGCACTCTCAGCAATATCTCTAATACGTTGTTCGGCAGTTTCTCCTTCTAAAAGGTAACCACGTTCTAGGAACTTCCTAGAATCTTTATTAAGCCAGTATATTTCACTCATAGTTTTAGAATAGATCGTCTTCAGAGAATGACTGGGACTTCTTTGAGTATTCCACTGGTCTACTATGGAAAAAGTCTGTCATATTATTGCCAAGCAACTCTTCGTCGAACCACACTGTACTAGATAACAAAGTCTTATCAACATCAAAAGCCTTTGGAAATTTAATTTGTTTCAGAGACTCGTTTATTCTGTTCTTAATGAACTCTTTAACAATAGGAGCAGAAAGACCTTCTTCTTGGATTCCATTGATCATCCAATCAACAATCTTAGCTTCTGACTCAAAGGCCATTTGAGCTTCATGTAGAATTCTCTCTTTGAGCTCATCGTCAAAGAGTTCAGGATACTCTTTTCTAATAGTGTTAATGATCTTAATTCCAACGAGAGCGTGAATGTTCTCTTCGTTTCTTGTATACTTTACTTGTTGGTCAGTATCCTTAAGAACATTTTTAAACCTAGCAAACCAGTTAATAACATAAAACTGGCTAAAAAGAGAAACATTTTCAACGAAAAGCGTAAAAAGGATAAGAGCATATAGATACTGTTTCTTTGAATCTTTATAGAAGCGGTGAGTGTACTTCTTAAGATACTTAACTCTACCCTGGATCCAATCAAGTTTCAAGTTCTCTTCAAAGATATCCTCTAAGCCAAGTACAGTAAGAAGTCTTTCATAAGCGTTATTGTGAATAACCTCTGTGTTGGCCATTACATATCCAAGGTCCTGAAGGGCTGGATGAGGAAGGTTCTCACCAAGCTTTGACCAAAAGGTCTTTACAGCAACTTCAATTTGACCAATAGCTGAAAGAGTACGAACAATAATCTCTCGTTCTTGATCATTTAAATTAACCTTAAACTGTTGAACATCAGACTTAAAAGAGAATTCTTTATCTGTCCAAAATCCATTGTGCATTGATTCAATGAACTCTTCAGTCCATGGATAACGGTTGGGTTTACGGCTAATTTGTTCTTCGAATATTTTCATAAAATTGTTTAGTTATTTAGGGTAGGAGACATAGTTTGTGCGTGCTTAATTGTACAGGTTTTTTCAAAAACTTCTACTTAGAAGTTTCCGCCACCAGGCTTAGAATCATTCCATTTATTTGCTCCTGGAAGAACTGTGTTCTTCTGTGCAAGGTTGACGTTATCTGGTTTTAGACCACCTTCTTGGCCTGCCTTAATTTCTTTAGGTCCGTGAACTTTGTTCTTACGGACAAGACTATCAGGTACTGGGCCACGATTGTTACCATCATCAACCATATCAATAACATCAATAGGAACTGTCATTGGGTTACGGTAAAGTCCAGGAGCATATTCAATGTAGATATCAAGAAATACACCATCTGGAGCTTCAGAACCACCTACGTAGTTTTGAGTAGTTGTTGGATAGATACTCTTTACAGCACCAACTCTTAGATTAAGATCAAAAGAAGGATCCATACAGGCTTTAATAATTTCCTGATATGAAGCTCCTCTACTCTTAATATAGTCGTGTTGTAGAGCATTAGGCTTAAAGCGAACGCGATCGCCAACAATAATACCACCCATTTGGAAGCGTTCGAGTTCCTTTTCAAATAATACGTCAAAGTTGCTCATTGATATTATTTATCTCATAGGCTCCAAAGATTCGACTTTAAAGTGTCAAGTAATAAGTAATTTTGTGGCAATTAAACTTACAAGACTTGAGCAAACAGCACAACAATATGCAGCAAATCAGCCGTCTGTGTTTGTTGATTTGCACCTTGATTACCAGGTTCAACAAATTTTTAATACGTCTCTTGGGTATCCTATCGAAGGTAATGATTTGAGAGTAGATTATGATGAATCTGCTATTAAAAATTCTTTAATAAATCTATTCAATACAAAAAAAGGTCAGAGATTTTTATTTCCTGCATATGGTTTAGATTTACATCAATATCTATTTGAAGCAATTACAAAATCAAATGCCCAGACAATTGGTACAAATATAGTAAATTCTATAGAAACTTATGAACCTCGAGTAAAGGTTCTTAATGTAAACGTATCTCCCGATGAAGAAGCAAATCTTTATGATATAACAATCGCTCTTCGAATCCCTGTCTTTAACACTACAACAACATTAAATACCTTATTGGATGTTAAAACTAAGTCCTTTATATATCTGCAATCTCCGAGAAATAGATAATGAATACCTCTAACGAATTCCCTTTACCAAAAAACAGTTATGCTGCATTTGATGCCATCAGCTTGCGCAATCTTATTATTCAAAGATTAAATGATGAAGGGTTGTTTACAGATCAAAATTATATTGGTTCTAATTTAGCTTCTATTATTGATATTATATCATATTCGTATAATACGCTCATTTATTATTTAAATAAGACAAGTACGGAGTCCACGTTTACAGAAGCTCAGTTGTATGAAAACATTAGTAGAATTGTAAAGCTACTTGATTATAAGCCAATTGGTTATCAAACTTCCACTCTTACTTTTAATGCTTCAGCAAACTCAAACTTCCCAGCTGGAGTCTATACTATTCCAAGATACTCGTATTTAACTATTGGTGGTATTTCATTTTCGTTTAATGAAGATATTACTTTTAAAATTCCTACAACAAATGTTATTACACCTCTAACTGAGTTAACAAATACAAAGCTTCTATATCAAGGAGTATACAGAGAAAACCCGATACATACAGCAGTTGGAGATGTTAATGAAGTAGTATCTATCACCATTACAAACTCAAGCAATGCAATATTAGATCACTTTAACATTGATGTATATGTGTGGGAAAAGGATACTGAGATGTGGTATCAATACAACAATGTGCCTAACCTATATACCGAACAAGCATATTCTCGTTCTTTTGAAAAAAGATTGAGTGAACGTCAAACGTATGAAATTACTTTCGGAGATGGCATTAATGGAAGACAATTAGCTCTAGGAGACAAAGTAGCAATTTATGCTTTACAGAGTTCTGGTTCAAAGGGTGTAGTTGGACCTAAAACTTTAGAAAAAAGTCAACCAGTAGTATATTCAACAAATACATTTAACAAAGTTTGGAATGATGTTACTAGTGCAGAACAGTATGACTCTATAACTTCAACTCAACTTAAGAATATTATATTCACTAATGAAGTTGGATCAACAATTCCAGCAGAAGCTGAAAGCATAGATAGTATTCGTAATAATGCTCCTACAAACTTTAAAAGTCAGTATCGTCTTGTAACTCAATCTGATTATGAAACGTTTGTGAAAACCAATTTTGCAAACTTTATCACTGACGCTAAAGTATTTACTAACTGGGATTACACTGGCAGTTATTTGAAATACTTTCAAGACATACAAGTCTCTCCTACTGAGTATAGACAAATTCTTTTGAACCATACTTTATATGCAGACTCTTGTAATTTTAATAATCTGTATATTTGTATTATACCTAAAGCTTCTCAAAGCTCATCAATGAAATATCTTCTTCCAGCACAAAAGGAAGTTATTCTTTCAAATATCAATCCTTTAAAAACAATGTCAACAGAAGTTATATTTGTTGATCCTATTTACAAAAGTATTTCGTTTTGTACTCCTATGGAGGATGGTAAATTAGATGTATATGATATTGCTTTTACTAAATTGCAAATAGTCAAATCTTCTGCTAGCAGAAGATCAGATAGTTCAATACTAAAAGAAGTAGAGGCAACAATTAAAACATTCTTTGAGCCAACAAAAGCAATGATTGGAGAAAGCTTTGATTATAATACTCTAGTTACAAACATTCTTTCGATTGAAGGTGTCGGAAAGTTAAGAACAAAAAGAACAGATACAGGAGATGCATATGAAGGAGTATCTTTCTATATGTGGAATCCAAATTATCCTAGTTTGGATGTCATGCGAGTTGTAAGCTCGTTACAAATGGAACAGTTTGAAGTAGTTGCATTTGATCAGCTCTCACAACTACATTCTAAATTAGAAATAGTATATTCATAATTTCATGGCTACGATTTTTACTACCTTTCCTGAGACTGGAGTTGGAAGTGTTTTCTTAGATCAATTCACTTTCAATCTCGCTGCGTCTCTTCAACAAACGAACTCTTATGTTTCGTTTGCGTGGGACTTTGGGGATGGTACCTATTATTATGGGGATCAAACTGCAACAAAGATATATAACTATCCGGGCACATATAAAGTAAGCTTATCAGCTTGGAAGAGCGACGGTTCATATGTTGGTGATCATTCCTTTGTAGAAGTTGATTATCCTATTCCAAACAAAGTTGTAGTTTCCAAAATTCCTGGAACTTTCAGCGATCCGGGACGTCTTACAACTGAACCATTTGTTGTTAGCTTAACGTCTACGGAAATTCATAAACCAATTACGTTAACTCTTCAAGCTCTCAATACAAACTCAATTCCTCTTGAAGTTGTTCCGGATAAATGGAGATTTATAACTCCTACGTGGCATTTTGTTGATGCAGCAACAAATAAAGTTGTTGAAGGACCTATAATGGTCAATACAACTCCAATCACTGCAATTAACTTTAACAACGACGTTAAAACAATTGCTGTAAAAGGAGAAGCTGCTTTTTACTATTGTGATGACATTGGTACTCGATATGATTATCCAGATAACTCTCCTGTTTTAATTACAGCTACTCTTAGTACTGCTGTCTTTACATATCCTCCAGAATCAAATCATTATCCATATAATAGTTTTAGTAACAGTGAAGCAGCTAAAGCAGCTGTCGTATGGCAAGTAAATGATTTCTTTCCAACAAACTTAAAAGTTACAGAAAACTTTATCAATCCAATTTATACTTACAAATGGACTGGTATTCCAATTCCTGTAATGATAAGTTGTGAGTTTAAATCTGATTTAAATAAAAATTACGCAAACTACGAAGTTCATTCGACAACTGTGAATCTTCTTGGTTATCCTAGAACAAATGACATTGGAGCTAACTTCCCAGTCACTATTAGTCTTTCAAGCAGTAAGCAGGTAATACCAAGAGATTATTATACGATTGGTGAACCTTCTTTATTCTTTACATCAAACGATGAGCTAAACAATAACACAACAGGGTATTTGTTTACTACAATAACTCCTCTTTCTCCAATTCCAGCAATAGATGGAAATCCTCATGTGTTTGTAAACGTATCAACTCAGAGTATTGATTCTCTTGCAAGAAAGAGTGCTAAGTCTCCTGATCAATTTGCTTTTCCTTCCGGATATCCTATATATGCTAATGCTTATATCTCTCATATTAATGCTGGAAAACTCAACGTAGTTAATTTGATTAACTACCCAATGGATAATTCTAACATCAAATACTATAGTGATCTTGGAGTTCTGTCTGATGGTAGCTTATCTACAATCGATATACCTATTCTCAAATATAGAGATAACTTTAGTAATAATTTTTATGGTACAAATGGAATTGAGCTTTCTGGAACATCAGCAGTCTATGCTGTTGCATTTGATCCAATCTTAAACCGTTTGTATACATCTGATGCTGATCAAGATTATCTTCACATTTATAATTCAAGAGCTGAACTTCTTTCGTCTGTTAGTTTGTCAGCTTTAATGGATGCTCATTTTGGAACACCATCTGAAAGACTATCAGCTGTATCACTTTCAGCTCTTTCACTTGATCAATACAATGCTCCTTCCTATATTTCGATAGATCAACAACACAATCTTTGGGTTTCATTATATGGCAAACAAGCCGTTTACAAATTTGATTCTAACTTAACTTTCTTGCTTTCTTGTATTCCAACTATTTCAAATTATGCTGTAGATTATCTTCGTGAAGGAACTCCTCTCATTTCTCCTCCGGTAGTTGAAACTGACTTGAATGGAGATGCCTGGGTTTGTTATTCTCATGAAAGTTATAGCAAGCTAGTAAAATATAAAGCCAACGGAACAGAATACATTGATGTAAACGAAATCGAGTCATATTCAAATCCTGTTGCATTGGCAATTGATTGTCGAAACAACGTTTGGGTTGCTTGTTATAATATTGGAGAAGTAAGATGTTATTCTTCAGAAGGTTCTCTCATACATTCTATTAAAAACATTTCTCAACCAAGTTATGTTGCTGTAGATCGTTATAATAATGTTTGGTTTACTCATGGCCATAACTATTGTAGTAAGTACGAACAAAAAACGAAAACACTAACATCATGGCAATTCTTTACTAAAAAAAAGAAAGTATATCAATCTTTTGAAAGTATATCAATTGATAGAAAGCAGCCACGAGAAAACGAAATCTGGGGAGGCTTGTCAATAGACGTATATAATCGTGTATGGTTAATAGATTCAGATACAAACAAAGTTATTGTATTTCCATCTGAAAATCCTGAGTCATTTAGAATCGTAAGAGCTCTTCCAGTTGTTAATACAAATCACGTTTTAAACGTTGCTAATGAAGAGCAATATGACTTTGAAACCGAAGGAGTTAGATCAGCGCAAGCTGCTGGAGATTGGACCGGAAACAGATGGTATCAAAAATATGCTTCTGCTCAATATTCAGCTGATCTTAAAGGAAGCTCGACAAATTTTGTAGTACAAAACTTAGAAAATACATATCAGATTGCAAAAGTAAACGAAGAGTTTGATGTAGCGGATCATTACAAATCTTTAGCTTTACCAGAACCAATGCAACAGTATACAAAGTTCTTTGATGAATTTATGGGAGCTGTTGTTGGTAATGGAGATATTACAACTGGAGAAAGTGTTGGAAGAGTAGCTTATGAAAGAATAGCTAATTTTGTTCAGACACATGCGGATGTTGAAACCGCTGAAGTTAATCAACTCCTATCATTAGCTGATGCTGTAGATGTTAAGACTTCGACATTCGGTAAAGACTTTCCTGTTGAAGTAAGTCGGTTGATTAATTTATTTTCTATTCCTAAACATAAACTTCGCGGAAGTATTGATTACAGTCCAGACATAGCAACTAATATTGGTCCTGTATTAAATCCATCTTCTCTTATAACAAGTGAAGAATATATATTTGCAGAAGATAAACATCAACCAAACTATCAGTTAATTTATGTATCTCCTTTGATTAATGCAGATGGAACAAGTACATTAACATATCCTCTATCGTCTCTTAAGGCTGATGCTGGTCTCAAACCTCCTCTCTTAACCAACTATAGCTTTTTCAGATATAGAGAAGATGTAGTTTGGGAAAAAGTCGGAATACAAGTGAAGCAAACATCTTTTGTAACTCCTGGTACATTTGTATTTCTTGAAAGTCTTGTTGACAGTTCTTATAGTTATAGACAAGTACCGCCTATAGGCAATACAGCAACACCATATACTCTTTCTACGTGGGTTGGATATGAGCCTTATCTTGAGGGATATACTATATATTATTACGATGGAAATCCAAACAAGAATATTAACTACAAAAATAATATTATCAATTGGAAGTCTGATTACACTACAATAGATTATACACTATCTTCGTATAAAGATTGGTATGGTAATAATGGTTTAATTGAATTGATGTTTAATAATCTTTTGACTAAGAGACTATTTGATCCTTTTATTAAGCAAATAGAAATTCCTGTAACTGCTCTTTACTTTAAAGTTAAGGACTTACTATACAAAACCAAATACATTTACGATCCTCATCTCAGTCATGTTGCGACATTTACTCCGACTCAGACTCAGTCTCCAACTCCTACAAAAACAGAAACACCTACATCAACAAATACTCCTACGTATACTGTTATTATTACCGCAACTCCTAAAAATCCTGTAACTCAGACACCAACACAGACCTCTACAACACCTACTCCAACTTCTACAACACCAACACCTACATTAACTACTCCGACAGCTACGCCAAAATTAACACCTACTCCAACTCTCACAACTCCTTCCCCAACACCAACTCCTTCACCAACATCTACAACAACATATACAGCAACTAGAGTTACTTCTACATCTACGGCTTCTCCAACACCGACTGTGTTTATGCCGACCTTTACTCCTCCAGGTGGTTTCACTCCAACACCAACGATCACCCAAACTAGAACTAATACTCAAACCATTACTCAAACTACTCCAACACCACAAGTCACACAAACTCAAACACAAACAAATTCAGCAAACTATGAGTTTGTAAATAGAAGATTCTTTAATTAAAACTATGAAGAAAGTAACAATTACATGCCGAAACGAACAGGATGCTAAATATATTTTTAGTCTACTGACTAACCCCTTGAGTGGACATGGTTGTTTGCTTGGCAAAAAGCCTGTACGAGATGAACACGTACTTGTTAATGATATATATGAATTTGCACTTACAGACGAAGAGATTGAAGAGCTTAAGACATTGACTCAAGTAGTTTCTGTAAATGAAGATCACAAAACCGTTGGCATATGGTATAATAAACTAAACGAAATTGGTATTCCAAGATTAGCATCATACACAACAAACTTTACTAACGGACATACTGTAACAGAAGCTATTCCTCATTCTCTGTATTATGGTCAAAGCTATAAAACTGAATATACACAAGCAGCTTCAACGAATGGTTCAGCTTCGTTATCTTTATCTTCTATTGATTGTAGTAATGTTGATATTCTTGTGTTAGATAGTGGTATAGATGCTACTCATCCTGAGTTTACTGATTATAATGGCAATCCAACAATTGTTCAGTTTGATTGGACTCAACTTAAAGATCTAAACAATACAACTATTGTTCCTATGCAGAATGCTCAGTATTATCAAGATACTGAGGGACATGGTACTGCTTGTGCTAGTTTGATAGCTGGTAAGAGATGTGGTTTTGCAAAAAATGCTAAGATTTATGTTTTGAGATCAAATGAGCTTGGTAACACAACAAAGGGATTTGATATCATATCTTGTTTAAAGTTAGCTGTGGCTTTTCAGTTGGCAAAAAATAATAATCTATATGGACTTTCTAGCTCCAGACCTACAGTATTTTCCAATAGCTGGGGTTCTACTAGCTATTATATAGCAAACGATTTTAACTTAAACGATCAGAACAATTTAAACTTTTCTTATTGCTTTGGTGGTGGAAAGGGAGCTTCCTATGCAACAAGCTTACACGGTCAATCATTTGTAGTCGATGGATACTTTAGAACGCTACTACAAGCTGGTGTTCATTGCTTAGTTGCAGCTGGAAACTTTAATTCTTATCTTGTAAATGATGTAGATCAAAAAATTGATGTTCATTTGTTTAGAAACAATAATGGAGTTTTTAGTATCGTACGTACAGAAGCAAATGATAGTTCGTTTAATCTAAATCAGGTGTATAATGGCTACACTTACGGAGCAACATCGACTGGGCCAACAACTTCTACAGTATATATGTATGGTTCTCCTGGTATTGGACTTGGCCCATCTTATAATAAAACTACATATCCTATTATAACTGTTGGTGATGTATCTCCTGTTGGCTCTAATGATAGAGATACATACATTTATTGGACTGGAGGCACACCTAAGGCTGTCTATACAGCTCTCTCCGGAGTGACTAGCGAAAGCAGAATAGTTCTCGATGAAACAGTGCGATACAAGTCAGTATCAGGACCTTTCTTTGTTAAGAGTGGTTATAGTTCGTTTGGTCCGTTGGTTGATATATGGGCTACAGGAAATGGGACTTGGGCAGCTTTGAGTAATCAAGCAAGTGCAGGTGCTGATCCTAACTATCAACTGAATCCAAATCAGTCGTATTATTTCTTTAATGGTACATCAGCTGCTACTCCAGTTGTCGCTGGAATGTTAGCTACGTACCTAGCAGAACATCCAACATCCTCTCCTTCAGAGGCAAGAAACTGGTTATTGGGTAGTGCTATTCATGGAAATATAATGAAAACTGTTAAGAATACACTTCCCGTGACATCTTATACAGGAAATGTATCGTATACTACAAATGTACCATTTGGAGCAAATGCTAATGCGCTACACAATAATCCAATGCTAACAATTCAACTAGCTGGAGCTCCTTATAATACACTTTATAGACACGCAAATGTAGATGATATCTTATATTCGTGCAGATTTTTTGATAGTGTTAACTTATTGGCTCAAGCATATCCTCTAAGAAAAGCTGTTTTGTTTACTAACTCGTTGTCAGCTACGGTGTTTGGTACAACTCTCGAAAAAAACGTAGGTTCTAACGAAAGTGTTACTCACACAAGTTTTTCGTAAGAAAACCTTTACTACAGGTATCCGTAATATAAGTATTTTCGGTGGAAAACATTTTCTTAAAACAGTTAGCAAACGACTCTACAAAAAGTTTAGTCGTTGACGACTTAAATTCTCCTCTTTCGTTTCTTCAATGGAAAGAGGAGAGTCCCACCGTTCCTGAAGCGGATCTCTCTTTTCACTACAATCAATACATTCTAAATTGGTTTTCTAAACAAAAGGATAAAACTATATCAAACAAGCTTTTGCTTAGACAAAAGTATTTGTATCTATTACAAAACTTAGACTTGTTTTTCACTAACGATGAAAAGAGTACTTGGTATAATAAACTCAACTTAGCGGACGAGAAGGAATTACTTTTAGCAATTCCGTACTTTGCAAAAAAGCTTAAAGACGTAGCTATATACTATCTGAATTTACGTAAACAGATTAAAAACGCTAAAGTAAAGTATAATACAGTAGGTACAACAGACAGTGTCGAACATGAAGTGTATTCATATCTTCTTCGAGCTCTCTCTCCTGAAAATGTAGAATTTTCTCCAGACTTTATTGGTTTGGATAATGTAGTACCTGACATTAAAAAAGAACTTGTTGTTAAGGTTGATGAACTCTATGATGATGGTCAGTATTTTGATCACTCACCAACTACTCCAGTTTCAGCTTATGTAAATGTACTAGATCAAGCAACTGCTGCATTTTTTCAAACAAAAGGTATCGTTCTCTCTTCTTCCGAGTGGATGTTTAATTCTCTTACTTTACCTGTAACTGCTGATCTCAATTCCCTTGTAAATAGACTTACAGGAGATGTTTTTGAAACTTCTGATACTACTCAGTATAGTGACTTTATTCAAAAGTATTTGGCTGAAAATAAATCTCTTATTACTTTCAGTACACCAATATCTTCATATAATGTATCAAGCATTCAATTGTCAGCTGGCAACAATCGATTTTTCTATCCAGCTAACACAATTGATTCATCTTTAACAGTTCCAACTCAAATTGTTCCTATACCACTCAGTTCTGTAGTGCTGGATGGAGCTGCTTATGGTACATCAGTTCAAAATGCTGATACAATTTTTGTTAGACAAGGTGGAGTCGTTAAAGGAGCATGGAATCGTTATATTGAATACGAAAACATTCCCGAAACAGTTGAATCTCATATTTCTCATAATTCTAAAACTAGTTTTGTGTTTCCATATCCTGGTTATGGTCTTTCTGCTGAAGATATTCCTTGGACTGGAGTAGGATTCAAATACGATGAAGAGTATCCGTTTCTTTCACGTGAATTAAAAGCTGCAGTTCAATCAGCTTATTGGTCTTTTTCTTTATCTGGAAATAACTGTAATTCAATTTACATCAATAATACAACAGCAGTATCTAGTGGGGCTACCCCAAGTAAAGCTTTTTCTAAATCCGATAAAATTTATATAAGAGAACGTAATCAAAATTACGACATATCAACTGCTTTCGGAGAAGTCAGCGGAGCTTGGTTGTATAAATTTAATGAAGCAGCAATTCCAATTTCTCCAAATCAAGATAACGTTATTCTTTGGCCTTACGATATTATAGATAAAAATGCAGAAGTTTATCCTCCTCATTTACAAAAATTAAATTTTGATAACGTTTGTGATCCTGTATTTATTCAAGCTTTGGACACTTCAATGTTCTTTGCTGCTTCGTCGTTTGAATTAGCAGATAAAATTTATAAATTAAACAACTATACTGACAGCGAAACAACAAGTGCTATAGAATGTGCTTGGTTGTATAGTGATGTAAATAATGTAGGAGATTATAACTTCTTTAGACAAGATGGAGCTTGCTTGTTATTTCCGTCCGGTGTAGCAACAAGGTTTATTTGGACTGGACCAAACAATACAGCATTATCTAGCGTATTTGTATCCGTTAATCATCAAGAAGACTGCCCATTCAATACCAACGTACCTAGCGTATCTGCTTACGATTGGAGAAAGTGTAGTTGTAAGGCTGTTTATTATTCTCCTCTTGGTCATAGTGGCTTCAATTATATTGATGGTCAAACAGACATGATTTTTGAAGATACATCAACCGATTTGCAGCCATTTGATATTGGTTCTTGGAAAGACGTGAATGGCAATCAAATTCAAGATGGAGATTCGGTTGGTTGGGCATGGTATAAAAATTCAGCTGAAACTAATGGTTGGGGATATGGTCAATGGACAACACGTACATTTGTAAATCAAACTTCAGCATTTGGAGGAACACCTGATCCAAAAACATTACGTTTACAATACGGAAAACCTTACATCTATTCAAGATCTGGTTCAAAAATAAATTCTGATTCGTTCCCAACATATTCTGCATTTTACAAATATAATACGAGTAATACAAACTGGAGAGGAGCTAGATATGATGTTGTTAGTACCGGTTGGGTAGGTTTGAATACTCTATCTAATATGATCTTCAATCCTGGAGATTTTATAAAAGTTAGTAGACAACCATCAACAACGTTTACATACCTTTCCACACATAATATTGATGTAAAGTCTTCAAATGAAAATAGCATTTGGGCATCCTATGACAAAATTGTATTATCAAAAAATTCAGGAACTAATACAACTATAATTTCTTGGCCAAATGCATCTAAACCATCAAACGATACAACGAATCAATATCCAACATATACTCTTCAAGAGTTGTTTATTCCTGCCCCAACTTTAGCTCCAATAAGAGCAACTCCTACAATTACGTATGTTGAAGTATACAAAGGAATTACTAGCACGCCTACATCAACAATAACTGTTGCAAACGGTATTACTAGCACACCTACACAAACACCAACTACAACTATTATAAATGGTGTTACTAATACTCCAACAAGAACACCAACAGATACTCCTACTACTACTAATACCAATACTCCTCGGGCAATTACACCAACTCAAACTCTTACTGTTACTCCTTCTCCTCCACCAGGAAACTTAGTAGAGCTTTTCACTGACTCTACTAGTCATAAACGTGAAAGAAAAGCTGCATTTGGAAATTATTGGAAAAAAATAGCAGCAAATAAATTTGGTAGTTTTATAGGAGTTAGATATGATGGTAGATTATTTGGTTGGGGTAGAAATTATTCCGGAGAATTAGGTTTTACTGATAGAGGTCTTTCATATCCAAAAGAAATTCTTAATAGCTACAATGAATCTATTAATTGTGTTTCTATATGTTTAGGAGAATGTTATGGAGCTGCTATAACTGATAGTGGAGCTTTGTATACATGGGGAGCTCAAGCTCTTAAAAATAATAGTTATTATGGAGTGTTAGGAAGAGGTTCAACTACGTTTAGATGTTCTCTTGCAACTAAAGTTGGAACAGATAATAATTGGAAAACAGTTCACTGTGCAGATCAGTCCGTATTTGCTATTAAGATTGATGGAACGTTGTGGGTATGGGGTAAAAATTTGAACGGAACGTTAGGTATTCCTTTTGATAACTCTAGAGACACTTCAACAACAATTACTGATCAATTTACAAGACAATCTATTAAAATTAATATGCAATATTGCATATATGGTCCAAAGAAAGTTGATTTATCAAATATAAGACAAACTGTAACGCAAACTTATACTAAAACTATTACTAATAGTACAAACGAGAGTCCGTATGATAATCCTAATCTTGTAACACTAACAAACACATTTGGTGTTCCTTCAACAATAACAATAAAAGGAACCGTTGATGATGATTTATACATCAATGGAAATATATACGAAGATGACAAATATATTTTTGATGGTTGGAAAAATAATCCAAATTGGTTTGGAAAAGGAAAAAACGGAAGACATGATTTTACGTATACAGCTACAATTGCAGCTGGTGAAAGTGTTGTAGTCGGTCTTAGAGATAATGGAAAACTTAACTGTTACATTACATTTGTTGCTACGATTGCTGCTAACGAAGTAATTGGTGGTCCTGATATAAATTGGGCACAAGTTAGTTCTAACGGAGCTTCTACAATAGGTATTACAACAGATGGAAAGATGTATGGATGGGGAGACAATTATAATTACTCCTTAGGTTTTAACAACGTAGTTGGCAATAATGAACCTTATTATTATTATCCAAATCTTGTTCCAACAACAGACATTACAAAAAATACAATTTGGAAACAAGCATCTATTGGATCTTATGGTACTATTGGTTTAGATAGTAATGGAAAAATTTATACCTGGGGACCTGGTACTTCTAACAAAAGTCCAGTTCCTGTAGTGTTTCAAAAAGAAACTCATCCGTTTGTTAGCGTTTATAATGGAGATTCCGCATTAACAACTCAAGGATTGTTGTATGGTAAAGGTTATAATGTAGCAGGACAGATTAATAGCGAACCAAACACAGATTTTGGTCTAGTTAGCGATCGTCTCTTTACATCAGAAATATGTTTTACAAGTATAGCGGATCCAGTAGCTGTTGTTGCAAATGATTGGATTACTGCAGTAGGAATTGTTAGTGATACAATCTATACTCCAACTCCTACTGTTAATAATAACATAACAGCTACTCCAACACTACCTTCTTTATTTCCAACTCCTACGTGGACTTATCAACCAATCGTTAATCTAAATCAAAGTAACATATTAATTGGTTTTCATCCTCAAGGTTATACTCCATTGCCAAATGAAATACCTACAGCAGGTACTCAAAATACTCCTTCTGTGTTTACTCGTAGTGGAGTGTACAGAGTTCCATACGGAGTTAATAAAATTAATATCGTTTCAATAGGTGGTGGCGGTGGAGGTGGTTCAGCTGATCAAGCAGGTGGTGGCGGTGGTGGTGGCGGATCAGTAGTAACTCAAACTATTAATTTTACTCAAACAATCAGTCTCTCCACTGGAAATCTCATTTACATAACTGTTGGTACTGGTGGAAAAGGTGGAGCTCCAATAATTCAAGGTACTCCCGTAGCCGGTCAAGATGGGGAAAGCTCATATGTTACAATAGGAAGTAGAGATGTAGCTGTTGCTGTGGGTGGCGGTGGAGGTGGAGGTAGTACAACTGTTGGAGGAGCTGGTGGTACATCTCCAATCAACGCAGTAGGACAAACTGGAATTGGTAGTAGTGGATTTGGCATTGGAGGAATAGGTGGAAGAAATACTCTAGCTCCTTTATATGGTGCAGGCGGAGACGGAGCTTCAGCTGCAAGTAGAATATATCCATACATTTACACAGGTAAGACTGGAGGTAGTGGTATTGTTGCTATAACTCCAGTAACAGACTTTTCAACTCCTACTCCTACAACAACTCCAACAAGTACTCCAACTATTGCAGTTTTACCTTCAAATGAAATCAATGGTCTTACTGCTAGATTGTTTTATGGCAACTGGGATGGAAAATCTAGTACTCCAGGAACAAACGAAACAAT